GACTGCGATCAGTGGGGGTGTAGGTGCGCCGATACTGGGAGCCATGACGGGTGCCTTTGTGACAGATGTAGCGACAGAGGTTTTGACAACAAACCAAAAGACTCAGACTATTATCAAGGCGCCTGATAATTTTTTTACATTACTTCAAAAGTTAATTGAACTTGGTGGATGGGCATTAATCTTAATATTTATAGTGCCAATGATTTTAGGTTGGATATTGCCAGGACCATTGGAAAGAAAACGTGCAAGTAAATCGTGACTTAGTTTTAGTTCACTGGATAGACGTAGTTCATTTTGCAGACTGGACACCGAGCAGTGATCCCATCACTGACTGTCCAGAATTTATATCAGTAGGCTATCTGATTGAGGAAGACTCCTCAGACACAACAATAAAAATAGCCACCACATTCGACACAAATGCTGTCGGCACAGGAGTGATTTCATTTCCCATTGGCGTAATAAAAGAGATCACCAAAATTGAACCCCAAAAAAATAGCAGCAGCAATACGAGAAGCAAACGGAAACAAAGCAGAAGCAGCAAGACTGCTAGGCATTCCACGCAGCACGCTTAGATATTATTCAGACCGAGTTGTCGGAGCGCAGCCAGATGCGGTAGCTGATGTTGAACTGCCACAGATTCCTGACGAAGATATACCCGTTGAAGAAATCATCGATGGCATGGTGGTTCGTTTTAAGAAACGCCAGGAATATTTCAACGCCCGTCAATGGATGAAGTTCAAGATCAAGGATGACAAGCCGATAGGCATCTGTTGGTTTGGTGATCCGCATGTTGACAACAACGGATGCAACTGGGGTTTACTCAAAGAGCATTGCGAAATACTTCGAACAACCGAAGGCATGTATGGCGCGTCTATCGGAGATCATACGGACAACTGGGTCGGTCGTTTAACCAGGCTCTACGCTCATTCAGATCAATCCCGAACAACAGCAATACGTTTAGCCGAATGGTTTATTAGGGACTCAGGCGTTCGTTGGCTGCTGTTGTTACGAGGCAACCATGATATGTGGTCTTCGACCAGGCACGACGACCCATTACATTGGATTGCCAATGGCGTAGGTGCGCCAATGGAAGACTGGTCTGCCAGGATCAAGTTGGAATTTCCCAATGGTCGCATCGGCAAAGTGCATGCAGCCCATAACTTCAAAGGGCATAGCCAATGGAACACGCTGCACGGATTACAGAAGGCAGCACACATGAAAGAAGATGCCGACCTGTATGTCGCAGGGCATACGCATAACTGGGCATTGCATCAAGAAGAATCAGCAAGCCGAGACTTTACCTATTGGTTGGCTCGATGTCGTGGCTACAAATTTCTTGACGAGTACGCAGACGTACTTGGTTATTTACCGCAGCAAGGTGGAGCATCCATTGTGTCAGTGTTTGATCCGAATGCAGAAGGATCAGGATTTGTCCAATGCTTTGCCGACGTTGCGTCAGCAGCGAGGTATCTCACATGGTTGCGGTCGCAGTAAAACAACCCGAACACCTAGAACCTAACCCACTAAAACGAGAGAGGTATTGCCCAGTGGTAGTGAAGACAGTGGATCATATTCCATCAGTGACAGTCGTTCGCAACAACGTAATTAATGCAAAGAATAAAACAGAGGTGATTAAGCACTTGCTTGATTACCTGGCAACTCAAGGCATCAACTCAGATGCAGGTGAGGAGTGGTGGGAGAAGCGGAAAAAATTAGGCGTATAAGGCGACGCAACCTGGTTGCGAAGCACGCAATTAAATACAACAAGAGTGGTCATCACAAACAAAAGAATAGGTATTGCAGACGTGACAGATTCCCAGAACACGAACTTCTCAAAAGCACCAAGTTATCCGAAACTGAAACTGAATGATCTAGCCGTTGAAGAAATCCACATCGAATTGCGCGAGGGTTTGCCGTGCCGTGTCATCGCAGAACAGTTCGGGGTTTCGACCTCGTTGGTTCAAATGATGAGAGAAGGCAGGGTCAACCGCATTCCTGGCTACATTTATCCTGTGCTAAAATCGCCCTCAAATCACACCTAAGTGTTTGATTTAACTGTAGGGTAAGCCCTTTCACGGCGGCAACAGGGGTTCGAATCCCCTTGGGGACGCCAGTTTTCTGGTGTCTGTTGTGCTAAAAATGTGCTTCAAAGGAGAAGCGCATGGCACGACCGATAGGATCACCCGTCGTTTATTGGCGGGGCAAGAAGGCATGGTTAAGGTGGACTGAGCCAGGAAAGGGGCAGCAACGCAAACCCTTGGGCGACGTATCTCAAGAAGAATTAACCACCCCATTCTTTTGCCAATACATTTTTACCTACCTCAACTGGCATGCAGCCGAGTACCCTGCTCATCATCCAAGAGTTGAATCGATTGTCCGTGTTCACCTGGCACCGGCATTCGGCAATCTACCTCTCGATAAAATATCTGCGGAACTGGTCGAGCGATACAAGCAGCAGCGTCGGGCAAAGCCAGGCACAGTCGCAAAGGAACTGCGAACCCTTAACGCCATATTGAATCACGCCGTTACCTGGGACGTGCTGATAGGCAATCCAATCAAGGGTAAGGTCAAGCCACCCAAAGACCCGAAGTCAAACCCACGCCATTACTACACCGTCGAGCAGTTGCAGAAACTTTATGCGCTGAATACTCATTGGTCTAATGTGTGGAAATTTATGGCAAACACGGGGCTGCGCTTGCATGAGATGCAGAACCTACAGCACTGCGACATTCGGGAAGAAGCAATCTATGTGGTAAGCACGCCGGACTCACCAAACAAGACAACATCCTGGAGACTTGTCCCGCTTTCTAACAACGCACAGGAGGCTCTCAAATGCCTCACATCGAGCGTGACGATTTGTCCAATGGTAACGGGTAAGTCTATGTCGCGTGCCTTCAAACGCGAAGCAAGAAGGGCAGAGATACCAGGCTCATTACACTGGCTAAGACACACCTATTGCAGCCACTTGGTGATGGGCGGGGTTGCCCTAGAGAAAGTACAGAAACTAGCGGGACACTCGACTTTCAAGACGACGCTTCATTATGTGCATCTCGCGCCTGGCTACCTCCAGACTGGCGTTGTCAACATCTGATCGCATCTCTATCAAAGACTCCATCGATTGCAGATTGTTTGCATCTACCACATCACGTTCGCCATAACCAAAGTCATGCTGATAGCAATTAATGTGGAACAACTCAGCGGTGATCCATCCGTGCATGCGCACACGGCAAGGTCCGACGACCTGGGTAAGAATAGCGATGTCTGCTTTAAGCGCACGATCATCTTTGTTGAAGATCAGTTTATCCATCGATGATGTTTTAACCTGGACCGATTGACTCTTATAGATTAAATCTTTCCCGCCGTCCCCGCCTTGATGATGATGCACATCGATTGCGACATCGAGAGTTTTACCTACCGCATATTCACCCATCAGTCCGGCAAGCATTACCTCAAAGTCTGAGTGCGCTTTGGCTATCTTACGATTGCGTGATCGCGCCCCTGCCTTAAACGTGTTGCGCGACTCAGCAAGCACGATCAAGCCAGGCAGTTGCATTGCGTTAAAGGTGAAATCCATTAGGAAGGTAGCCCCACTCCTGGTAGGCAAAGGAGGAGAAGCACACCACTTGGGACATGAATAACCAAGTGGAATGTAACCAGGAGCGGGACTTGTTTGGCGAACCCCAACTGCCGACCAAGGGTTTCCAACCATGCTATTAACTCAGGACTACAATGTCTCCGTCTGTTGTTAATAAGATGACAGAAGGGGTTCATAACTTAAAACGGAAGCGCGTCGTCAAATCCCTGATCGGGCTGCGGGTTCAACGGCTTCGCATCTTTTGGAATGTATGTATCTTCCTTGATGCTGCCTCCGAAATACTTGTTACCGTTCTTGTCTTCGTTGAGCCACAGCGCAACCTCGACTTTCATTGTCCCGCCAGTAGGTAACTCCAAGTTGCCACGACCACGATAGTCGGGCTGCTTTTCGTTACCATTCTTTTGGTTTTTGAAGACGGTTATTTTTCCAGGTGGTGTTTCGTATGCCATTAGAAGTTCCTTATTTTGTGGTACACGGTGGATGGTTTACGGAACTTCTCGATCAACGAGTCATGCAACTGTTGATCCTCGCAAAGTTCCTTCCAATCTACGTTGCCCTTACGAACAACGCGCTCGACGACGATGCCGTTGCACGACACACTTGATTCGTCAGCGTATTTAAAAATGTCCTCTTTTAAAGATTCCTGATTTGATTTGAGATCAGACATTTGATCGCACACTTTGCGGTACTCAAGCAGCAATCGATTTAACTCTTGATCTTTAATCTCCCGTATATCCCTGGGCTGCGCGGGTGGCAGGGTTCCAGTCAGGTAGTAATGCCAGAACTCATCCCACTGTTCGCGCAGCGCACCCTGGCAGTCCCTGTCCGAAGGGATAGGAATGATCTTGATCTTGTCCAGGTCGTGCGCATAAACAACCAGGTCAATCTGCTGTGCTTCCGACACTAGGTATTGATGCTGAATCTGGAACCGTATGTGCATCGGCACATCGTCCACGGTTTCGGCTTTCCACAATGGTGACTCGCTACCTTTGTTCGGTGTCTTGAATTCAGCAGCACGCTCGATGTCTCCGAACGGGTCGGGCATGTAACCCCAGTCCAGGCTTGCGCCTAAGAAGCCGTTGCTTAGACACATCGGATACCCGCCTTCACCAGTCGTTGCTTCATACAGTTCTTGGATTTTTTCTTCAGACTCAGAACCACGTCGCATCGCTGACGTTACCCATATCTCACGGACACCTGTCATCACCTCGATCAGTTGTCGCCAGGTATACGGCGCGAACGCTGCTGCCTTCATAATGCAGGGCGCGTTGCTTGCGGTTCCATGCTCTTTGCGCCAGGCGTGCCACTCGTCCGTGCGCTGCTCGATGTTGTGAACTTGAACAGTCATGCTGCCTCCTTCTCAAGTTTGGATTCAAGTTGTCCACGCGCTTTATCAAACTCACGTTCCGGCACATCCTTAACATTCTTGACCTGGTAATGGGCAAGGAATCTGGATCGCACATCGGTAGGAAAGTTTGATAACAGATCAGTCAAGACCGCAGCCTGATCTTTGTTGACGCGCTCAATGTGCGCATCGGTGTCATCCTCTGCGCACAGACCACACGCAGATTGAATGGCATAGCGACGGGCGTATGTGCTTGCGCTGCCGTACTGTTGGCACGCGCTCATGGACTTGTTGCTTTCCATTGGGATGCTCATCGTGGATTCAATGAACTGACCCGACGAATGAACCAGTGTCGTTGACAGTCCGACCGTGCCAGGCTCAGACGCAACGTGGTTCTGGGTCAGCATGATGCCATGCGCATTCAACACTGGCACGACACACTCGATTACCTGGTCGAGCGTGGCGTACTTGTAGTGGTGTCCCTTGGTATCCTTCTTCGGGTTGCTGAATTCGCCCTGCGCTTTGATAAGGGCAGGGGCAATCTTGTCCAATGATTCTGAAGTTTTCATGTCTTCTCCTGTTTATAGATAGCCGTAGTACGAATCGGTGGGGATGTCTGGAACCTCCCGCGCCACCAACATCGACGCGAGAGTTTCGGGGTGCCAGTCAATCTGATTGAAGTCGTTAAAGACTTCCTTCATCAGTTCTTTGGCTTTGGTCTTGGCAACTTCTGGATCGACACAAACTTCGTCGAACTCCATCAGCATGTTCTCCTCGACCTCTTGCAACCAATCGCTGTAATCCATTTCCATTACGCACCTCCAATTTCAGCAAGTGCGTCGATGTGTTTTTGGGCTGCTGCTTTAGCGTCGGCAAGGCGGGTAAAACTTTTAAGATCATCACCGTCAGTTAAATAGTCTCCATTGTTTTCAAACTCAAGCCATGCGTGCCGTGCAACTACTTCGTACTTACCGCCTTTAATAACGCCAGGTTTATATTTGTAAATGTGAACCTGGTAAGGCATCGCACCATCAAGCGGGTCAACAAACTGAGACTTGTAAACAAACCGCTCAAACATGAAAGGACTATCGTAAGGTTTTTTACGAAATACTAATTTGTTATTTGTCATTACCATTTACCTCCGACTGTGGAATGAGTTGTTCCAAGTTTGGTGAGGTAACGAGACAGTTCGTGGACTTCAGCAGTGATGTCTTCGTGCAAAGCCATGCGTGCTTCGACGCCTTTGTCGGTGCGCTGATAGTGTTCGCACATCTCAACGATGAACAACGCAACCGACTCGATGTTGTTGACGGCAGCGTCGCCTGGTTCTAGGTCGCGCCAGTCCCGAACGACGGGTGATCCGTGATCGGTTTGAACGACGTGTTGTCCGGTGTGTTTTGCTTTGGCTAATGCGTCAGCAACCCAACCTTCAAAATACTCCTCTGCATGTATTGATACCATCTTTGTGTTCATGTGCTTCTCCTTTAAGAAACGTTGTGTTAACCACGAACACATGATACCACCATCGTGGTAGGAATACCACCACAATATTATCGTTTAGAAACAATGTGTTATGCCCCCCGTTACAGCAGGGGGGACTTTAGAACATTGGTATTAAAAGTTTGTTTGACGTGAAACAACAACACCACACAAGGTAGCGTTGCCATTGATTGATTGAAGTTGAGGTGTCCAAACAGGATTGGCTGCCTTCAAAAATTTACGACCACCTTCAATGATGAGTTGCTTGAATGTTGCTGCGTCATCATCATCGAGGCGTACCACTACATAGTCGCCGTGCTTTGCGTCGCGGTCTGGGTCCACGATCACAATGTCTCCTTCGTTGAATGCAGGTTGCATGGACACTCCTTGTACTCGAAGTGCATACATGTTTTTGTTTTCCGATTTTCGTGTTGTCGCAAACGGAATCCACTCATCAGCAACACCTGGCAGATGCGGGTCTTCAACCTGTGACCAATCACCTGCCTGTACCCACGAAATAATTGGGACATCGATAAGGTAATGTCGATCATCTGCTTGAGCATTTGGTTTGCCTTCTCCTGTTGCAAGCCAGGTCGCGGAAACTCCGAGACACTTTGCCAATACATGTGTGAATTGAGATGATTCGGGATTGCGTCTTTCAATTGCAGACACTGCGCTTTGCGAAATCTTTGCGCACTGTGCTAGTTCTTCTTGACCAATCCCAACCAATCTCCTTGCGTGTTTAAGTCTTTGACCAAGACTCATTATGTTTTCTCCTTGCACATTTTTTTTACTTTACATGTTCGCTCAGCGTCCACCAGTGTGGCGCGCCAAAGTTGTCAACATCGTCAAAGTGGTACTCGTGTTGCAACATAATTAGGTCGAGTGCTGCGAGGGGTGTCCATCCTTTCAGCGCACGAAGTTGCCACGTTCGACTCCACTGCAAATTGAAAAGTTGCTCGCGATTTGTTTCGACGCGAAGTGCCGGTTGTGAATTTTCTAAACCAAAGAAAATTTCTTTTTGTTCGCGCTCTGTTTTGTGTCCCGCCCATCCTGTCCTGATGTCCTCCGTGGTTGCGCGACCGACAGCGGTTGTGTTGCCCTTGGTCGAGCCGAGCGGAGCAAGTAGATGATTGCTTTGCCATGCGCCTTTGGCGCTGTGATTCTTGTTCGCTAGCATAAATGAAGGAATCCATTCATTCAGCGGGTTTTTAATTAAGTTATCCATCCTATTAGTTTGTTTTTTATAGTTAAGAAACAACAGATTACCACCAATGTGTTAACAATTAAAGTAATAAAATGTGGTATCTGCTGTTGTTTAATACCACAATGGTGGTATAGTCGCGCACATGAAAGCAATCGATAAAGCCATTCAAGCAGCCGGAGGGCAGTCAGCCCTGGCTCGACTGATCGGAGTCCGGCAGTCACACATCTGGAACTGGGCGAACCGAGATCGTCAAGGTGTCCCGCCCAACCATGTGTTGTCGATTGAAAAGGTGACAGGCGTCAGCCGTCACGAACTAAGACCAGACATTTTTCCTGCTTCCTCCCAGGTAGTGCCTCCTGCTACTGGGTCGTTTAGCCCCCCAACTAAGGGGGGCATTTTTTAATGAGCGTTGGAGCAATAGACTTTGCGATAAAGGCTGATGGTTTATCAGCATCAGATAAGTTAGTGCTTATATTAATTGCTAACTGCGTCAACGATAGCGAAGGGTATGCGTACCCCAGTCAGCGTTACCTGGCAGAACGAACGGGACTGACCCGCGAGACAGTCAACAGGGTAATTGCTCGACTAGAAGAAGCCGGAGTTCTAATTGTCACCCACCAGTACCGAGACAACGGTGGCAAACGATCAAGCAAATACGTCATCCCGTATGAGTCTAAGTCACAGACCCATGTGACGCAGGATCACAAGGGTAGTGACGCAGGATCACATGCCCATGTGACGCAGGATCACAACATAGAAACAGTAATAAAGAAACGTAATATTAAACAGAGAGAGGCTAACGCCTCCCGACTCTCTGAAGATTGGAAGTTGCCAGACGAATACGCTGCTTGGTGCAAAGAGAATCGTCCTGATCTCGATCCCCGCAGCGTCGCAGATTCCTTCCGAGACTACTGGATTTCCGTGCCTGGTTCTCGCGCTACCAAAAGAGATTGGTTTGCAGTGTGGCGTAACTGGGTACGCAAGGAGTCAAAGCCAGGTGAGCGCAAGCAATCAAGCGCAAGCATTCCATCTTGGGCTGACCTACCACGAGATGATTCCAAACTGGCAGACCATGCAAGGTGGCATCGCTTACCTGACCCAAAGCCTGGCGAATCATTCCCGATGTACCGCGCACGTTTGTCATCCGCAGTAAGGGAGCGGATGCGTGCAGATTGACGAACATCAAAAGCAATTCAAAAGACTTAGACATTACGCAGCAAAGTTTGCATACGAACACCGACATGAACTCACTCCAATCAGTCGCATCTCTTGGGCAGATTGGTTCACCAAAAAGTTTGGCATGACATTGATGGAGTATCGCAAATGGTTAGACAAAGAGAAGGAAAGCCAGGGGCATTGAAGCGACTGCTGACCTGGGAGTTTTTGATTGTTGCTTACCTGGCGTTCTTTTGTTTGACGTTGATGGGTTGCTCGACGCATCACTCATTGACGATTGGTGAGTCAACGTACACCGGATCACTTTCACTAGGNAAATATGAGCATGAATAACAGCGAAGAAAAACCAACGGCAAACCCTAACGTCCTNACCCGTGANCANTGGGAATCAAANNANCGATGGTTCTGGATGCAGTTCATCGGGTGGGGTTGCGTAATTATTGTGTGCCTTCACATGATGTTGGGCTGCGTCGAGATCGGTGGTTCAACTGCCGATGTTTGTTCCGGCACTGAGTGTGGCACGCATGATGANTCCGACAACTCAGANAACACCAACAACTCAACCACGACTAATTGATAAACGTCAGGGATAAAGGCAAGGCAGGTGAGCGAGAGATTGCCACCATCTTGCGCAACGAACTGGGTGTCCCTGCTACTCGCAACCTGCGTGAGCAAGCAGCGGTGGGTGGTTCGGACATCATCGGTGTGCCAGGTTGGGCAATCGAAGTTAAGCGTCAGAAAAAATACCTGCGTTCCTGGTGGACACAAGCAGCAGAACAAGCAGCGAGTGCCGGACTTGAACCCGTCTTGTTGTATCGACTGGATCGAAAGCCCTGGATGGCACGTTGCTGCATGTGTTCAATCAATCCTTGCCTACGGACATTTCCAAATCGAGATGGACTTGATGGACTGGATCACTGTGGCACGAGAACACATTGTGTCTGCTGATCTTTGGCACGCAAACGATAGTCGTCTTTCGCATGACAAATCTGAACGACATACAGAAAACGTGTAATCAGTGTGGTGTTACTGAGCAGCGAGATCATTTCGTATACGACACGATGTCGAAGTATCGTCGCAAAAATATTTGCAAGCCATGTCATGCCACGCGGGAGCGGTTAAGGCGTGCTGCAAAAAAAGAAGGTGCGGGTAATAAACCCGTTAAACAAAAACTTTTGTATTGGTGAACGTGACGAGGTATATGCAGATGATGTTTAAGGTAATCGTTGATGGAACAAATGAACCTGATGAAAGCAGAGAAGTTAATCAACTGCATTCAGCAGAAAGAGAAAAGACATTTGTATTGAACTCAGGTAACACGGCGTTGGTTCGAACAGGGATCGCAGCCGACGTGCCAGAAGGATATGTTGGTTTGATTTTTCCGGCGAGTCCAGAAGTAAATGTAATGCCGAAGATGATTGCGCCAGGTTTCTTCAGTGAGATTGTTTTAACTGTTGTAAACGATGCGAGTGTTGCTCAATGGATTGAGCCAGGTGAGTTGTTAGCAGACATGACTATCACAAAAGTAGTGGATAAAAGTAATGCCAAGAGGAGCAAAGCCAGGGGAACGAAGGGGCGGTCGAGCGAAGGGAGTAGCAAACAAAGCGACGAAGGAAGTTCAGCAACTTCTGCGTGATTTGAATTGTGATCCCATCGAAGGCATGGCACGGATTGCTATGGATGAATCCGTCGAGTTACCCCTGCGTGCTTCAATGCTTAAAGAACTGGCGCAGTACGTTGCGCCTAAACGCAAAGCAATCGAACACTCAGGTGATGCTGTGGCTGCACTACCAGTGGTGATGATTCGCGATGGCAACTGACTACGACGCAAGCAATGTCCCAACGATACGAGATTTCTGGAAACATAACGGGTTTCAGCGAATGCTTATTGGACCCTTTGGTTCTGGAAAGTCCAGTGGGTGTGTTCAAGAGATTGTACGTCGTGCATCTAGGCAACATCCGAACAGCGATGGAGTACGACGATCTCGATGGGCAATCATCCGAAACTCGTATCCGCAACTGCGGGACACCACTATACGAACAGTGTTGGATTGGTATCCCAATCCCGAGTGGGGACGATACAGCGAAGTCAACCACAACTACACCATGCAATGGGCGTGCGAGGACCAGACGACAGTGAACTGTGAACTGTTGTTTCGTGCGCTTGATCGACCTGACCAGGTGAGCAACCTGCTATCGCTCGAACTGACGGGAGCCTGGGTGAACGAAGCCAGGGAAGTACCGCAGCAGATATGGGAAGCGTTGCAAGGTAGGGTTGGTCGATACCCATCCTTCCGTGAGGAAGGCGCGACCTGGTTCGGAGTCATCGGCGATACCAACCCGTGCGACGACGATCACTGGATATACAAAGTCTTCGAGGAGCAGCGACCGGACAACGCAGGAATCTTTAAGCAGCCGAGTGGTCGAGGCGAGAACGCAGAGAACACAAACAACTTACCGCCGAACTACTACAACAATCTATCAGCAGGTAAGAGCGACGATTTCATTCGCGTCTACGTTGACGGTGAGTACGGCTACGTTCAAGAGGGCAAGCCAGTCTATCCTGAGTACACGGACTCGATACATTGCAGGGAGTTCGAGGTGATACCGAGCGTGCCAGTGTATCGGGGTTGGGACTTCGGCTTGTCACCTGCATGTGTGTACACGCAGTTAATGCCGAACGGTCAGTGGCGTATCTTCGATGAGGTGATAGCAACCCGCATGGGTGCGCGTGCGATGGGTGAGGAAGTGATACAGCATACGAACATCAACTACCCAGGCATGAAGATCGAGGGCGACTACGGTGATCCTGCCGGACGCACACCGAGCGAGACAGACGAGAAGACATGCTTCCAAATACTACGCGCCCAGGACATCGACATCGAGGCAGGTGAACAGAACCTTGAGCGTCGCCTGGATGCAGTGCGTTCGCGATTCAATCGCATGATCGATGGTGAACCTGCGGTGCTTGTTCATCCTCGATGCAAGACAGTACGCAAAGCATTCCGTGGTGGGTACAAATTCCGAAGGCTGCAAGTATCGGGGAACCGATTCACTGACAAGCCGGACAAGGATTCATTCAGTCATCCAATGGACGCCGTGCAATATGTGGCAACTCGTTTGTTCACGGTGGATGAAAGCAACATGGACATGCGGGTTCCATCGGTTATCAAGGCAGCATGAGTGTATTACGTCATCGCCTGGCAGACCGATCAACGATTAACCAGGCGTTTCTGGTGGGTCGATTACCTATGGTTCGACCGTCGAGCAATTCATGTGTTCGCTCTGAAGTGGACGGGATACGAATGGGTGATGGTGCAGCCACGCATCGGGTACATGGAAGTGCAGGTGTTGGACTATCAACGAGAGTCCGACCTGCCACTGATCGTGGAAGAACTGGAGATCGATTACACCTACCAAGTTGGGTTCGAAAGACTGGACAAGTACCGCTATCGAACGCCCTGGTTGCTGTGGGTGTGGACCTGTACCGAGCAGGTCAAAGCATTGTTAGGCATACGGGCAGCGTGGGTGTTTACACCACGGCAATTACATAGGTACTTGAAGCGGAGATATTGATATGGAACGAAAGACTTTTAGATTTGANAACGACNANTACANCCTNGCTCGTATNCANCNGTGTTNTGNTNCTNNNAAGATGGNGGTGGCGGTGATGGTGGCGGTGTCGGACCTGGCACTGGCAAGAACGAGGGCAATCCCGCAGGGCAGCGCGGGGGTAATCGCGGAAACCGTGGGGGTAACGCATCATCTAGCGGAAATGCTAGCGCATCAGGAGGCNNGTTNGGTGGTAGTCAAGCAGCAACGAGAAGCGCAGCAGCAGCGAGTGGGAACACGAACAGCGGTGGCAGAACACTTGGCGGGAGTCAGGCAGCGACCAGAAGTAATGCAGCGCAAAGCGGAAACACAAACTCGAAGCACTGGCAGTAGGTCATCGAGCAATAATGCTACAAGATCAACACTGGGTGGTAGTCAGGCAGCGACCAGAAGTAATGCAGCGCAAAGCGGAAACACAAACAGCGGTGGCAGTAGATCATCAAGCAGTAATGCGACGAAGAGCAATAATTCTCCCGCATTAGGTGGTAGTCAAGCAGCAACAAGATCAGCAGTAGCAGACACTGGTCCCGCTTTAGGTGGAAGTCAGCAAGCAACTAGGGCTGCACTTGAAACTCCAGAAGCGGTGGTCGAGTCAGAAACTGTAAACAATCCAGGTCGTACTCCAGGTCAACGAATGGCTGCTCGATTTGAACCCAGTGCGTTAGCGGGTTACATGGGTCTTGATGACGCTGACCGTGCTGCAAACTTCGACGCACCTATCGGCGCAGAAGGAAATGATGATGCACCTGACGGTCCGCAGATCGATCCTCAAGAAAAGGAGGACGAAGAAGAAACAGTGACAGACGATTCACCACAAATCGAAACAGA